CCGGATTCATTCAAGGGATGCTTGGGTGGACAATCGATGCGGAGGGCAAGAACACCCCCATCCGCTGGAAGCTTGATGCAGAGCAACCAGACCACCAATACAAGGACAATCCTCGCCAATTCTGGGCATTTTTAGTATGGAACTATTCAGCCGATAGGTTGCAAGTGCTTGAGCTTACCCAGAAGGGCTTGCAGAGCGACCTGTATGGGCTTATCAGCGATGATGAATGGGGAGACCCACGTGCATATGATATATCAATCGTTCGCAACGGAGAGGGCAAGGAGACGCGCTACGTGATGACCCCCAAGCCAAAGAAGAAGTTTAAGGAGGGAGTGCCTCATGGGCCAGACCTTCCACATTCCAGTTCTGAGATTCGGTTGGAAGAACTGTTCACTGGTGGGCATCCTTTCAAGCCCGAAGGTGGTGAGCCTCCTGCTTCCGCGCCAGAGCAACCCGCTAAAGACCCATTCTGATGGCAAAGAACGGCCCAAGAATAGAGGTTCATCAAAACCCAGTTGCTTTCAATTTCAAGAAAGCTCCTGATGATGAATCCGTACTCAAGCTGATGCACGAGGTTAATCTCTACCTTCAAGCAGGGGGCGATCCGCGCCTCCTGCACCATCAGCATCCTGAACTAATGTTGTCCACTAACGTTCTTGTATCCACAAAAGTGATTGATCTGGGGACTGAAGTACAAGTCACGAACTTGAAACTCGACTTGCCCAAGCCAAAAGCAGGAAAGGAGGAAAAAGAAGATGAGCAAGAGTCTTAGCAATGCAGAGTACCATGCGGATGAGCGATTAGGTCGCTCGACCGCATGGAAGCTTGTCACTACGTGTCCAGCAATCGTTAGGCATGAAATGCTCAACCCTAGACCGACTGATTCGTTAGCTCTGACTATGGGTAGTTGTACGCATACCGCCACCCTTGAGCCGGACTTGCTGGACAAGGAATTTGCCATCAAGCCCGAAGAGATCGATGGCAAGTCTTCTCGTACTAACCACTATAAGGAGATTTTCGAGTCCATGCAGTCGAGGAATCCGAACATTCAATGGTTGAATAAGTCGGACTACAGGACTTGCGTGGACATGGCAGAGAGCGCGAGAGAACATCCATTGCTCAAGACATACTTGAGCGACCAGGAGACAATGATTGAACAGACGGGGTTTTTCGAGTGCAAACAAGTGCAATGCAAGGTACGACCAGACTTATTCAACCCCGGCGCGGGTGTGGCAATCGACATTAAGACCACCCAAGATGCGAGCGAGGCGGGATTCCGTAAGTCGATCAGAAGATTTGGATATGCTTTCCAAGCGGCATGGTACTTGAATGCCTTGCGAATACTTGGACTCAAGCCCAAGCAATTCGTATTCCTTTGCGTGGAAAAAACACCACCATACTTGACTGCAGCATATGAAATATCGACCGCAGAGGTTGAGCGCGAACTGATCCGCGTGCATGATGCTTGTGACACTTATAAAAAGTGCATGGATACTGGAATCTGGCCCGGATATGGGGACGATATAAAGACCCTAACTCTGGGCAATTTTGCAACCAATGGTTTGCTGTCCATAAGCCAAACTGCTGAACATTTCAACGTCAGTAGAACATGGGTCTATCGGATGATCAAGACGCACCAGATACCCACATTTGCGAGAGGCAAAAGAAAGATGTTGGACATGACTGATTTCAAGAACGCTATGAGGTGGGATGCGGGAGGAGGAAAAAATGGGAAAACGACCTAAACAAATCCAACTGGTTAACAGCATGAAAGCCCTAGAAATGACTGGGTATCTCAAGGTAGATTCGCTCTACCATAAGTATAAACTCGGCTTGCTCACCCGCTACGTCGCAAAGGAAATCGGTGGGCAAGGAGCAAAGAAATATTACTGGTCAAAGAAGCAAATCGACAAATTGATCGAAGACTATTCCGATTATGGAAGGGAGCTTATCGATGGTTGATTCACGTGCCAAAGGAGCTAGGTATGAACGCCAGGTTGCTAGATACTTATCGGAGAACGGATTCCCGTCACGGAGGGGTCAGCAATTTTCCGGCTCGCCAGATTCCCCGGATGTAGTATCCGACGAGTTTCCGCTCCACATAGAAGCGAAATTCGTAGAGAAGCTGAACCTGTATAATGCTTTCAATCAAGCAATTAAGGACGCAGGGGACAAACCACCCTGCGTGGTTCATCGAAAGAAAAATAGCGAGAGTTTAATTACCATGCGATTGGCGGATTTCGTGGAGCTATTGAATAAGAAATCGTGGGAGGATGACGGAGAAGTTTGCGAATGATTTCGATTCAACCCTAAAAGTAGGCAATGATAGGGAGAGGGAGATCATGTCCTTTATGCGAAAGCAAGGGCATGTTCCCGTCCCTATCCCCGGATACTTTAAGGGGTATGATTTCTTTGTTGCGAATACCAAGCAAGCATATGAGGTAAAACAGGATTGGAAGTGCCAACATACTGGAAATCTGGTTATCGAGGTAGCATTCGGTGGTAAACCAAGCGGGTTGTCCATTACTCTTGCCGATTGGTGGGTCTTCCACACTGGCTATTCATATATCTTCATCCGACCAGATACGTTGCGCGATCTACTCAAGGATCGGATACCTGCAAAATTTATTGCCAAGGGTGATGAAAAGGAAAAGACTGCGCATCTCATTCCAGTAGCTCAAGTGAATGACGTGGCAGAAAAAGTTGTTGAGTTATGAATAAAAAAGAAAAAGAAAACTGGTTGCGTCATCTTAGAATGGCAAGTCGGCATTGCACCCACAAGATCAAGGAATTTACCGAAGCTAGAAAACTCATTCAAGAGGGAATAAAAAAGGTAAAGTGCAATATACCCTTGAAACCACCGGAAGACGGGATGGTTTCAGTCGAAGAATTAGCGGGATTGATAGGCAAAGGGAATTTAGGATACGAAGGCAGGTTAAAAGCGGTAAAGCGGGCCACTATCGGAATAAAGCCAGCAGGAAATGCACCCGATGATTACAAAGAGATTCATGCAACAAAAACACACGTTCGGGACTATACCGCTGATTGGGTTGGGCAAGTAATTTATTTGTTTACGATAAGAACTCGATTTCGAGTGGAAGACGTCAGGCATTTGTTTCTACGATCTGATGCAAACCTTAACAAGTTGATGAAGACCAAGAAAAGAAAGCGCAGGGGTCTGCATAGAAACGGAGATGGCACTTACAGCTTTCGATAGAACCATGAAACTACTCGAACGCTTGGTATTTCACGTCCTTTTCCTGACCGCAATAGTTACCTTTCTTTGGATGATCCTGAGCATCATCGTTACCCTATTCTAAGACCCAAATTTATGACTAAACCAAAAGAAAAAAGAATTAGATTTCCAGAACAAGCGAACAAGGTTCTGGATGAATATTGCGAGGTTTTCGGACAAACACCAGTATCCGCAATTACTCCACTAATTATCCGTTATCTATCCAAAAAACTGCACCGCGCGCGTAGGCGCGGCATTTACTCCGTAAATACTTTATCTTACAATATAGCGCCCCCTTCCACTAAAACTCCAAAAAAGCGGAAACCCAGAGCATCTCAAATTCCAGATGATTTCGACCCACCCAAAAGCATTTCCGAAGAGGTCGGACTCAACCATGAGATGGCACTCGATGCATTCATTGATTGGGCAAAGTCTTCCGGCTCGACCAAAGCGGATTGGATAGCAACATTCAGAAACGCTTGCAGGGGATGGATACCCGAACGCTTTCCCCAAGCAAAACTGAGCAATCAAACGCCAGAGAATTATCTCTAGTGGATTACGTGCTGGCAGAAAACGCAGTCCTTTCCTCAGCAATGAGGGATGAGACTGGTCGAGCATCAGCGACGATGCTCGAACACCTCATCGAAGATGATTTCTCATCCCCGGACAGGCAACGAATGTTCCAAGTGATCAGGAAGCTCGCACCCGATTGCAATGAAGTGGACGTGATGATGGAGCTACCCGAACTGGCAAGCATGATAACCGAAGTATCCCAGATGTATGGTGGGGGAAGCGTCAACCGATACGTGGATCATCTCATTGAGCATCGTAATCATCGAGCGGTCGAGCTTGCCCTTCTCCACGCCAAGGATGCAAGCAATGAAGGAAAGGGAGCGGAGGAGATAGCGAGCAAGTTTACAAACCAAGTCGCGCAAGCCCTTACCAAGCGAAAGGGACAAGTGGGTATGAAAACAGCAGTCAATGAAGCACATGCAAAGATTCTCGAAATGGATGCGGGTGGGAGTTCTGCAATATCCACGGGTTTCTCAAAGCTTGACGACAACCTCATGGGTGGCTTCCAAGATGGTTGGCTCTACACAATCGCCGCCCGTCCGGGGGTGGGAAAGTCCGCCCTTGCGATTCACTTCGCTACACAAGCGGCAAGATCGGGAATACGATGCTCGTATTGCTCGCTAGAAATGTCAGCAGGACAACTCGCTGGAAGACTGCTCACTTCCGTCTCAGGCGTACCCCGCCCAAAAGGGAAGGGTAGTCTTA